CGCTCGACCAGCGCGGCAACCGCCTCGACGTACGGGTGTACGAGCCGTACAAGTGCCAGTGGGAGGGCACCCGCACCTATCTGCCGATGCCGTTGCTCATCAGCTCCGGCGGGTGGGGCGCTTGGGTGGCGACCTCGCGCCGGGTGTGGTTCGACCTGGGCGCCACCGATCCGGATCGGCTCTGGATCGAGGCAGAGGTCGACCCCGCCGACCCGCGGTTGGCAATCGAGTTGTACGAGGGCAGCCCGCAGCAGGTGCTCGCCGCCTTCATGGCGCGGATCAGGTCAGCCTGCGAAAAGCGGACTGGTCTTGTCACGCTGCTTTCCCGGTGGCTTTGGTGAGGGCGGTGCGGAAGGCCCTGCGTTCGTCTTGGCACTCGTCGCCGAAAATGTGCCGTTCGGCAGCGTTGAGCATCGTGCCGCCAGTCTCCACTAGCTCCTCGATTATGGCAGCGGCTTTGCGGACGGTCGGAGCGGCATCTTCCCAGCCATCGGTTTCGTCGCAATCATCGGCGAGCGCGTTCAGCAATCCGACTATCGACATCACTTGGTCTCCCCGATGGTCATTGGGCGTCCCCGGCTGCGCCGGTCGCGTGTACCCTCCCCGCTTTTGGGCAACTGAAAGAGCCTCCAAGATGAAATCACGCAGGGCGTTCGCTTCATCTTCGGTGCTGCGATAACACTCGATTGCATTGCCGTGGTCGCCTACATGAATTCCGGCTGTCCAGTAGTCGTCACCCTCCTCGATGAAGGTGTCTCCAGCCTTAAGTGGGGGAAGTTCTAGCTTGCTCATCCTTCCTCTCCCTTCGGAGTAGTGAGGGCTTCGATGATGCGGGCCATAAGTTCATCAATCGGAAAAACGGCATCGACTAGAACGTGGCCCTCGCCCCATCCATCCCATTCGATGTTTTCGCCGCGTTCATGGAAGAAGGCGCGGAACGCCCACTTTGCCCTCTCCACATCATCCTCTGTGATTGTGCGGGACTTGGCGAGGGCGAGGAGTTCGCGGAGGTCGGCAGCGGACAGTTCGGGACTGTCGTTGACCGCCAGCACACCATAACGGGGCGTCCCGTATGAGTGCAGCCAACGAGCAAACCGCCCAACCCGCTCAATCGCCGTTGTCATGCCGAACCTCCTTTGGGCGCACCCTCCGGGCCGCGCTTTCGTCCTTCGGATCGAACCCCCTTCGGAGTTTCGCCGCTGCGCGCGTCAATCGCTTGCTCGTCATCGCCCGCTTGGATGAACTCGGCGATCAATTCCCGATGTTCACGACAAAACTCCTCAACCGCCTCCTGGCCGCCTTCGTGAACAACCGCGACGACCTTTGAACCAACTGGCGGCGCGCCGAGAAAGTTTGCGCCAACGATGACGGACGTGATCTCGCCGTCGCTGTTCCGCTCCACCGGGCAGAAGCACAGCATCCCACCGCGCACCCCCATGCTGGCGTCAATCACACATTCGTCGAATATCATGCCGCTTCCCCTTCCCGCACCAATTCCTCGACAGAACAGCCCAGCCAGCTCGAAAGCGTGTTGAACGCCCAGTCGATGAACGCGGCCCTTTCCGGCTCGGTCATCTTGGCAAAGCTGATGCTGTCGTAATCCTTCGCCTGTTCGCCGCTCGGCAGCGTGACAATCCGCACAAGCCCCGCCCTGTCTTTGAGGACGTTGTGCAGCAGCTTGTCGGTCAGCCCTGGAGCCTTTTCGTCGAGCATCGGGGCCGCGATCCCAAGCACGATCCAGTAGAGCGCGATCCGCTTGTTGTTGCCCCTCGTCCGGGTAATCTTCACGCGCACGCGCCCGTCGATTGCCGCCAGCGCACGCTCGGCAGCCTCGTTGGCCGGAAACAGCCCGCCCAAGCGCCGGTCGAACAGAAGCGGCGGTTCGTCAGCCATCTCGCCTCACCTTCTCGATTTCCGCCCGCTTCGGGCTGGCCTTGCAAAAGGCGTCGATAATCGCCTCGATGTGTCGTCCGGCCCAAAAGGTTTCTTCGCCGACGAGATGCTGTTTGGCATGGCAGCCGTTCGGACCGCCACAGAGACTTACCGCGCGCCAGTCATCCGGCTTCTGGCCGATCCCCGCGCCCGATCCGTTCCGCACATGGGCAGCCTCGATCCCCGCCGACGAACCGCAGTTCGTGCAGCAATGCTTGCGGACGAACGACAGGTGCGCCTGTGAGCGCCACCGGCTCGACCGCTTTGCGCGCTTGGGGATACGGGCTGGCAGCATCAGAAAGGCGTCGAATCATCCAGATCGTCTGCGTAGGCGAGCCTGCCCTTCATTGCGCCGGGCTGGCGGTTCGTCGGTTCCCTCGGCTCGAACAGATTGGCGACGCACCTTCCCTCGCTATCGGGAAGCGGCAGGGCGTCGAACACGAGCTGAATGCCCTTGTCGTTCTCCCAGGCCGTGCCGATGCGCGTCCAGAAGGTCTTGTCGTCCTTCCCCTTGCGCGGGGTGCATATGTCATAACGCTTGCTAGTCATGCTGCTTCCTTCTCTGTCTCATAGGCGGCGATCAGCTTCGCCACCGTTTCGTCGATCTCCGTAAGGAACTGGCGCACCGCCGCCTCGATTTCGGCAATCGCCTGGTCGTCGCGCTCGACGCGCTTCACGAACAGCCGCATCCGCTCCGGCAGCCGGTTGTCATAGCTGGCGAAGTCGCACCATTGGCGCTGGGTGCAGGCCATCTGGAACTGCATCTGCTTGATGTATTTGTCGGGGATCGCGCCGTTCAGCAGTGTGTCGATATGCGTCGCTGTCAGCGGGCATTTCAACTCGAGAAGCCCGTCATCCCCTACCAGCCCGTCAGGCGAGGCCCCGGCCATCTCGATCTTCGGATGCGGGGCGAAGCCGACCTGTTGCACGTCGCGGTCAACGAAGAACTCATAGGCCCGCCGCGCCTCCGGCTCGGTTTCCGTGCCGTGGATCATCGCCGCGTTGGTAAAGGACGGGGCAACGCAGTTAGTAAGCCTTTCCGCGATCAGTTGCGCGGCATAGTTGGCCCGCGATGCGCCCCAGCCAGAGCGGGTGGTTGCCATGAGATCAGCGATGCGCGAGGCGGTGACTTTCCCGCACCGCTCTTGCAGCCATTCCGGTGTGCCCTGTTCGATCATTTTGCCATCTCCGGTTGCCGCTTGGCCTTCGCTTCAAGCGCCGCCAGCGCCTCGGCGTAGCGACTGGCGGGAATGTCCTTGAGGCTCTGAACCTGGAAGTATTTGCAGAAGCGCGACAGGTCGGCCCCGGTGCGATCGACGGCGGCTTGGAGCTCGCGAAACTGCTTGTCGGAAACCTTGCCTTTCCCCGGCTCCCGATTGGCGGGGACATAATCGTTCCCGGCGGCAATGTTCGCGTCATCCTCTTCCTCGGCAACGCGACCGAACGCCATCGCGTAGGAATAGCGCTTGAAATAGGTGATGATGCTCCCCGCCTCCTGCGGCGCGTTGGGCAGGTTCAGCATCGGCAGCGGGCAGTCCAGGCACTCGCCGCTTTCGTGCAGGATGCGCGTCACCATCGCGCCGTCAGACACGAACTGGACGAAGCCCAGCCCATGCTTGGCGAGCACTGGCTTGTCGGCTTCCGCCATGCCCGCAAGGGTCGCGTAGCTGAACTTGTAGGTGCCGCCCGACTTCATGCGGACGGAGACTTCCCGATCCTTCTTCGGCGGCGTCATTTCCGCCTGCGCCGCGATCAGCGCTGCGTTAAGGTTCGGATGCTTCATTTCAGCTTTCGTCGCCATTCTACTCACCGGAGCCGTTGACCGACTCCGGCCCTCCTGTGGGATTGCGGATTGGTTTGGGCGTCTCGCCTTCGGCGACCGCGCTTTCGTGCTTCGCATCGAGCCGAGTTTCACCGTCTCGACCCTGACGGGCTTCAATCGCTGACGCGGCCAGCGCGCCGTAGTCCGGCAAATCAGGACGTGTATCGACGCCTTGCGCGGTGTAGCGCGGGGGAGTGCCTTGCCCGTGCTCTGTCCTGTTCGAGAGCTTCTTTTTCTCGACGCCAAACCACCACTGGCAATAGCGTCCGTCATCCCAATAGAAGCCGACGTAGCAATGATCCTGGTCCATCATTTCGGCGTGAACGACGCCATCAGCGAAGGTCGCCACGATCTCGTCAAGCTCGCCGTTCTCGTCGTGGCGGATTTCAAGGTGCGGAACCGCGCTAGGGACACTCGCCGTATGGCCGAGACGCGAAGCAGGCTCGGTGCTTGCACGAGTGGCCCGGTCGCCGTCAGGCGAAGCGCCCCCACTCATGCCGCCCTCCGACAGTTCTGGCACTTGCAGGCGGCCTCGTGGATGCGCCCGTAGATATGCTCGCGCCTCGAAGGATGCTGCCTATAAGGCGCGCTCTCGTATCTCGGTTTCCACTTGACCGGGGAAAGCACCAGGGGATCGGT